TTTGTTTTTTGTCCTTTTTTCATAAATGCTTTAGGGGTTAAATAAGCTCCAGCATCTCCTGATGTTGATTCTTCTTCTAATATATCATGAATAGTTTTTTTTATAAGTTCTTCTAGTTGTTTCATTATTTTTGTTTTTTTAATTCATTAACTAATTGATAATACTGCAATAATGAAATAATATTTTCATCTTTAACATTTTGTGTTTTGTTAATGGGTTGTAATAAATTTATTACCTCATTTAGTTTAATTTGAATTGTTTTATCTTCAATTTTGTTTATAAATCCTTCTATTTCTGAACGTAATAAAGTGTATTGATTATTAACAAATTCCTTTAAAATAGTAGTATTAGTAATATTGTTAATATATTCTTTCAATACTGTTTTCTGTCTTTGATCTAAAGATGAATATTTTTGGTTAAATCTTTCTAATAAAATACGATAAGCCAATAAACGAGTTCCTTTATCCATATTAGCATATTCTTCTAATATACGATCTTTTACTTCATTTTTGTCTACTTCTTTACGAGTAATATGTTCTAATAATGTTATTTTATTATCAATAATTTGGCTAGGTTCTATAAAATCAGATGAATTATATGCTTCTATTAAATTATATATAGCAGCATATTGTGCGTAATGATTGATTTTTGATTTAAAAAATTCTTCAATATTGTAATGTTCACGAATTTCTTTAATCAAATTATATTTTTCTTTACGTAAAGCTGATTTATTTAAACGAGAAGAAGCATTTAATGTAGTATTAATAAATACTTCTGCCTTACTTTCGTTAAGTGTTTTAGAATTAGTAATAATTTGATATAACTTATATTCTTTAGCTAGTTCAGTTTTATTAAAATATTTTTTAACTAAATTAATAGCTGCTGAGTCTTTATTAGATACAGTATCAGATGCTATTTGTCTAACTAACAGTTCAAATATTATTCCCGTATTTTTGTATTTTGAGTGACGTATTTTACTCATGTTTTATTAAAATTAACTCATTTCTGAGTTTATTGGTTTTATTATATAGTTATTTAAATTACTGTCTATAAATATATGATATTTATATGTCTTTGATATTTTCTTCAGACAACAAATTAGAAGGTGAATCAAATATTATTTCTTTTCTTAAATGATTCATAGCTTCAAATAATTGTTTGTTCTTATGTATTTCCGTTAATGCTAATGGTGAACCTCCTTTAGGAGTTCCACTAACCATGTCCTTACTAGGTGTATTAGAAGTATATTTAGTATTCATACCTTTTCTACCTAATCTATCTTTACCTAATGGGTCTTTTTGTGTATTAATGATTGATGTTTTTTCAGTTGGACGTCCTATCGGTGCTTTTTCATCATATCCACCTGGAACGCTTTGTTGAGCTTCCATTCCTGTTCTTCCACGACCATATAGAGCTGCTAGATCATGAGGAGTACCATATGATTTACCCGACTTAGCAGGATCATTACCTTCATTTTCTATTTGACCTAAACGGAATAATCGTTTCTTATCTTCCATTACTAAATCACGTAATTCATCAAATTGATCTTCAGAAAACTTAAATACATAATCGTAAATCCAATCAGATGGAACTAAATTAGTATCTATTAAATCTTTAGCTAATGATACTTTTTCTTTCCAAATAGCTATTTTTTCTTGTTCATAAATTATAGATGGTGTAGTTAATGATAATTCAAAATTACCTAATGATTCACCATCGTATCCTTGAACATATAAGTGTACAAGCGCAATTTTATATAATTCTGATAGAATAATGCGTTGTATACGTTCTACTGTACGAGCAAAACGTATATCTTCGGCAGCCAATGTTGCTTTACCTGTTAAATCTTTTTCAAAACCAAAAAATGCTTTAGGTACCTTTAATGCAGCTAACATTTCATCACGTAGGAAATTTACGTCTTCTATAGCATTGTATTCTAAACCTTTTATTGTATCTATTTTAGTATTTGAGTTAGCTCCACGTTGAGGTACATAAAAATCTTCCATAACATTCATCATGTTATATTTTAGATTATATTCACCTGTATTTTGATCTATATATGGGGTCTTTTTAGTTTTTTGCTTTAAACGTTCCATATATCCATCAACTTCATTTGGAGGCATATTACCAATATCTATATAAAATACACGTTTTTCTGGGGCGCGAGTAATACGATGTAATAACATCGCATCTTTCATTAACACATATTGTTTATATGTTTTACGAGCAGGTTCTATATAAGATCTACCATAAGGTAAATAGTTAGCATCAGCTAATAAACGGAAATGAGCAATCTCATAATTTTCAAATTTAATTTTACCATCTCTATCTTTTAAACGACTATTTATACCACCAGCAGCAATAACCATAGGGTCTATTTTAAAACATACATAGTTAGGATTTTCAGGATCCATACCTTCTTCACGAACCATATCATAAACAGATAATGGTGTTATGTTGTATACTCCAAATTTTTCTGCTATTTCTAAATGTAAATAAAAATCACCATATTTACACATATTACGAACCCAAACCCATAAATTAAATTCAATATTAAGAATATCATAAAATAAATTATATAATATTCGTTGAATATTTTCATCAGCACTTCTTACTTGTAATACTTCTCCAGTTTCGTTTTTGAGTGTAGCTTCATCAGCTACTATATCCAATGCTGATGCTATAATAGATTCAGTATCCATAGCTTCGTAATCAGTATATAACTGGATACGAAGTGTTTGGTAATTCATAGTAGGATTATAAGGCATATTAGCCCCATATCTATGAAGTTTTGTAAATCTATCTATTAATGCATTTGTTTTTACGTTACCATAAGCTTGAATACGATCAGTGTCAATTGTTTTTAATTGATCACCTCCTACATTTCTAATAATAACATCAGTACTAAATAGACGTTTTAATTGTCCAAATAATCCTCCATTATTTATATTGTTATCTGCCATTTTATGTTTTTTACTATATTAATAAATATGTTAATCTAATAACCATCTTATATCTTCTGTTCCCCCCATTCCATTTTCAATTTGGTATGGATTTTGAAACCCAGGTTGAATTGAACTATAAAAACTAGGAGTTTTAGTACTACTAATTCCATTTATTGATGCTCTAGTTAAATCTAATCCCTGTGCGTTAAATTTAAGACCAGTATCTCGAACAAATAATCCTATTCCTAATGCCATTACTAAATCATCATTATATCCATTTTGTGCTTGTGCTTTACCATTCTGCCATATAAATACTCGTAATTCTTCTAGTAATCTCTTAGAACGTATAATTAAAGTTCTTTCTCTAATATACGTCTCTGTTTTTGAGATGACAAGTGGTCTTGTACGAGTAGAGTTAGTAAATCCAGGAACTGTATTGTCATTATCCATCTTGGCTAACCATTTATCAAGATTCATCTCACCATATGATTTAGGTGAATAATACAAATTATTATATCCTCTTTCAATAATAGTATTTATAACATCCCAACCTACGTTAGCGTTTTCTACTACTAATAAAGCATTGTTATATTCATTAGCAATTGAAGTTAAAATATGTCCGAATTCTCTTGTACTTATTTGTGATTTATATTCAGCTACTTGTTCACAATTTTCTAAATCAATAACATGGAATGTTGAATAGTCAGCTCCATCACCACGAGCAACGTCAGCACAAACTATATAACTTTTAGAATAATTAGGATATTGCCATATCCACAAATCACCACCCATCAATCTTCGTTCAATAGGATCTTGAATATATGTCTGTTCATAAAAAGATATTATATCTGATCCTACTACTGTATTTCCTGAACCTAAAAAGTCACAATCATATTCTTGTGCAAATTCACGAGGAGACATACTTTCTCTTTCTCTTTGTTCCCAATCAGGATCTATAGGAGCTACTCTGTCTGGGTGTAGATACCAAGGTAATTTAATTGCTTTAAAATCACCGTCTTTTAATTCTAACTTTGATTCAGCTTCACTATATACTCTATGGAACCAGTTACCAACTCCGTTTGGTGATGATAATGCAATAATGCTACCACCAGTAGCAATTGTAGGTTTAATAGCAGTGTATATTTTTTCAATATTTTCTATAAAAGCAGCTTCATCTACTATTAACATAGATACAGCATATGAACGACCAGCATCTGATGCAGCTGATGATGCTATTATTTGAGAATTATTAGTTAATTTAAGACATAATTTACTGTCTGTAAGTGGTTTTTTATTACCTTTTAACCAACTAGGTAAATTATGGTACATAAATTGCACTTTTTCTACCATGTTAATAGCTGTTTTTTGGTTAGTTGCTATACAAAGAATTGTTTTATCTTTTTGAAACAACATCATCCATAATGAAAATCCAGCAACTAAAGTAGATATACCTAATTGACGTGATTTATTAATAATAGTAAAACGATTATCTCTTATTTCATTTAATGTATTTGCTTGGAAAGGATATAGATGAAATAAAATACGTCCTTTTTTAGGATGTGATATATAACAATATTTTCTAAAAAAATGAACCGGATCTGTGGCACATTTAATGTATTCTTGTTTAATTATTTCTTTTATTTGTTCTTGACTACTCATATACTATTTGTATATAAATATATAAGAATAAATAAAGC